GTCTAAAGAATTGTTTTTGAAGAAGTATGAATATTATAACGGGCGTATGTCTGAAGAAGAGTTAGAACAACTTGGTTGGGAACCTTTTATGAAACGTCTAATGAAAAATGAAATTGACATGTATATTGATTCTGACAAGGAAATTATTGAGAAGAATATGAGAATCGTCATGCAAAAGGAAAAACTAGATTTCCTTGAAGAGGTGATTAAGAATCTCAATCAAAGAAACTTTCAAATTAAGAATGCAATTGAATGGAGAAAGTTTACTCAAGGTGTCGCATAACTCTATCACTATATCTAAGGTAAATGAAGTATATGCTAAGATACATTGCGAACGTGGAGAAGCAATGGAACTTAGCGAGTATTTCACCTTCTATGTTCCCGGATATAAATTTATGCCTGCATTCAGGAATAAAATCTGGGATGGAAAGATTCGCCTATTTAATACACAGAATCATAACATCTATTATGGCTTGATGCCGTACATAGAAAAGTTTTGTCATGAACGTGATTATCTTATAGAATATGATGCATCAGTCGATCTTGCAGATGAATTTTCAGAGAATGAAGCAGACGAGTTTATTGCTAAACTCAAACTGCCGCATGAAGTAAGAGACTATCAAAAGAAAGCATTTATCTACGCTATAAGAAATAGAAGAGGACTTCTAGTTTCACCAACTGCGTCAGGTAAATCTCTTATCATCTATCTTATCACAAGATACCTCAAAGGTAAGACACTTATCATTGTGCCTACCATTTCGCTTGTGTCGCAAATGTTCAAAGACTTTAAAGACTATGGATTTGATAGCGAAACCTACATGCACAAGATTACTGCTGGCGCAGATAAAGAATCAAAGAAACCAATCATTGTATCAACTTGGCAGTCAATCTACAAGATGCCAAAAGAATGGTTTGCACAATTTGATCTAGTCATTGGTGACGAAGCGCACTTATTCAAAGCACAATCACTCACAAAGATCATGACAAATCTAACAGAGTGTGGATATCGTTTTGGTTTGACTGGTACGCTTGATGGAACACAAACTCATCGATTGGTGCTTGAAGGTTTATTCGGTAGAGTAAAGAATGTAACCACAACAAAAGAACTGATTGATACCAAAAGACTTGCAGATTTTAAAATCAAAGCATTGGTACTCAAGCACGATGAAGTTTCATGTGAAGCAATTAAGAAAGCAAAGTACCAAGAAGAGATTGACTACTTGGTATCGTCAGAAATACGGAACAAATTCATTACAAACTTGACTATTTCCCTAAAAGGGAATACACTAGTACTGTTTCAGTTTGTACACAAGCACGGTGATGTACTTCACCGCTTGATTCTCGACAAGGCTAAAGATAGAAAAGTCTTCTATGTTCATGGTAATGTAGAAGCAGAAGAACGTGAACTTGTACGAGAAATTACTGAGAAAGAATCTGACGCTATCATCATTGCGTCATATGGAACATTCTCAACAGGTATAAATATTAGAAACTTACACAACATTGTATTTGCTTCCCCTAGCAAAAGCAAGATTCGTACACTACAATCAATAGGGCGTGTACTCAGACTTGGTGAAAACAAGGAGACCGCAACGCTATTTGATATAGCAGACGATTTAACTTACAAAAGTAGAAAGAACTTCACCCTTGATCATTTCGTAGAAAGAATGAAAATATATAATGAAGAGAAGTTCGAATATAAAATCTACTCAATCAACCTAAAAGGCTGACCATGCAAGAAGAACAGGGTGTTTCACCCAACACAACAATTTGCAAAGTGCTAAAACTGTCAAATGGAGAGACAATCATTGGTAATATCACCAAGGAAACTGTTTCGTATATTGATGTGAATAGACCTTTGAAAATTCTTATTATGGTTCGTCAAGATATGTCTGCTATCAATATGTCTGTTATGAGGTGGGACCCCACATTTGATTATGCTCTTCCAATAAGAGTGTACAAGAATTCAATTGTAGCGTGTGCAGAACCAAATGAATTAATGGTAAGGAATTATAATGAAGTATTAGAACAGGCTGATAAGCCTGAAGAAGATCAAAGCGATGAGACTACAGAGGTTGGTGATATGATGCAAGAGTTACTTAGAAGGATTAAACCTAGTACTATGCATTGAAAGGCAACACCCTGATTGTACACACTTGTCAAGTAAATGTCAATAAAATGAGAGGTGAATATGGGAACAAATCATTATGTGAACAACGAGCAATTTCTCCAAGAGATGGTTGCTTATAAAAATTTAGTTAAGGCTGCCGTTAGCAATAACACAGAACGACCAAGAGTGCCAGAATACATTGGGTCTTGTTTGTTTAAGATCGCCACGCACTTAGCACGAAAACCAAACTTTGCAAACTATACCTTTAAAGAAGATATGGTTTCTGATGGTGTAGAAAACTGCTTGCTCTACATCGATAACTTTGATCCTGAAAAGTCAAAAAATCCATTCGCGTACTTCACGCAAATTATTTACTTTGCTTTCTTACGAAGAATTCAAAAAGAAAAGAAACACATGTACATCAAGTACAAGAGCATGGAGAACGAAATTGTAAATGCTCTAATTGAAAACAATGGCGAAGATATTGTTGCCTCACACATGCAAGGCATGATGCACGAATCTTACAGCGAACATTTCATTAGTGATTTTATTCAAACCTTTGAAGATACCAAGCGTAAGAAAACAAACGCCAGAAAGAAGAAGAAGGAGGTGGAAGATGCAGACGCCGATTCCAGTACAACTTGAACAATGGATTAAGACGGTACAAAACAAAAGATCACCATACGATTTGCGTGAATCTTCTATCTTGCATTTGAAGAACATTCGTGATATAATTGATCAGGTAATCCGTGAAAATGGAAGAAGTAACAATACTTGGAAGAGTAACAATAAGAGATGAAAATTGCCCTACTTGGAGATACACACTTTGGCGTAAGAAACGATGCACGACACTTCCACGAATACTACGAGAAGTTTTATAGCGAAGTTTTCTTTCCATACTTAGAAGAGCATGGTATTGATACCATTATTCAACTTGGTGACTTGTTTGATCGTAGAAAGTTTATTAACTTCCTTTCTCTTGCAGAAAGCAGACGATATTTTTTTGATGAGTGTAAGAAAAGAAACATTCGCCTTCATGCGTTGATTGGTAACCATGACATTTTCTGGCGTAACAGTTTGGAGATTAATTCTCCAGATTTGCTTTTGCGCGACTATGACAACATTACACTATGGATTAAGCACGGTACACTTGAACTAGATGGTGCTGTGTTTGATATGATTCCTTGGATGTGTAGTGAGAACGAAAACGAAATTCGTGAGTTTGTTTCAAAGAGTACATCGCCGTATTGCGTTGGTCACTTTGAACTTGTTGGTTACTATATGCAACGTGGTCAAGTTAGTCATGAAGGCTATGAAGATGTATTTCTGAAAGAATATGATCAAGTCTATAGCGGACATTATCATTCGCGTTCTGCATCAGTAGATGGTAAGATTGCATATCTTGGCACACCATACGAATTGTTTTGGTCAGACTACAAAGACCAAAAAGGCTTTGGTGTGTTTGATACCCAAAGTAAAGTATTTAAGTTTGTAACAAACCCAAATCGTATGTTCTACAAGTTAACGTATGACGATACGAAAGAATTAACCGAAGACTTTTCTAATCTAAAAAACAAATACATAAAGATAGTAGTCGCACAGAAAACAAACCCTCAAAAGTTTGATACATTCATGGATGATATTTACAAAATGAATCCTATTGATGTTACTATTGTTGAAGATGTAAATGAAATGGTGAACAATGAAGAAGACGTAGTTGACCAAGCACAAGACACTTTGACAATTTTATCTAACTATATTGATCAGCAAACAATTCAAGTTGAACCGCAGAAACTAAAAACAGTCATGCGCGAACTTTACCTTGAAGCATTGTCATCGGAAACTATTGAATGATTTTATTTCGTAAACTTCGTTGGAAAAACTTACTTAGCACAGGCAATCTTTTTACCGAACTGAATCTAAACAATGAATCAACAACATTGATTGTTGGTACAAATGGATCAGGTAAATCAACGATGCTTGATGCGCTGTGCTTTTGCCTTTTCGGTAAGCCTTTTCGCAACATTAACAAATTACAACTTGTTAATTCAATTAACACAAAAGATACTGTAGTTGAAGTAGAGTTTGATATTGGTAGCAAGTCATACAAAGTGGTGCGTGGCATCAAGCCCAACCTGTTTGAAATTTATTGTAATGGTAATCTGCTATCGCAAGATGCCGCAATCAAAGACTATCAAGAGTACCTTGAGAAGTTTATTCTTAAATTAAACTACAAGTCATTCACACAGATTGTGATTCTTGGTAGTGCATCATTCACGCCGTTCATGCAATTGTCTGCATCAGATCGTAGATCGATCATTGAAGACTTACTTGACATTCAAATTTTTTCGCGCATGAATAGCATCGTGAAAGATAAAGTGCAGATTGCTAAAGAGAATATATCAGAAAAGAAACATGAGATTGGTCTACTTGAACAAAAGTATAATCTCAAGAAAGAATATGTTGATGAATTAAAACGCAACAACGAAGATAGGATTGCAGAGTATGTTGAAGAGATACAGAGTAATCAGAGTGCTATACAAGCC